CTTTATCCATCATTTATAATGTAAGTATCCTGTTAGGATGTATTTGTCATTGGTCACTGGGACTTCTCCTTTATGGGGGAACATCCACATGGGAGGAAATATTAGTAGAGAACCCTTGGTGGGATTGGCTCTAAAATTGGTAAAAGATGTCTCTCCACCAAGCTCCACAGTGTTAAGATAATAAGTAAAAGATAAAAATCTTCTAGCAGAATTATAATCGAGAACGTCTACATGCGTATTAAAGAATTCATCTCCATTATTTTTATATCTTTTAATTCTAAACTGCTCAAAATTGTGTTTTTCAGGAAAGCACCGATCATCAACATATTCATAATACTTATTTTTATACTCAAAAGTTTTTGAGATTATGTAATTATGAACAGTATTGACTTCATCGGTGATTTTGCAATTTTCTGTAAGATTAACTTGAGTGAAATTTGGAGTCCCATCATTTTCAATTTTTTCTTGAAGATGGTACTGGGACTCAAAAAAGTTAATTAAGAAATCACAAACATTATCTTCAATTGCATTGGGATATAGCTGAATTAGATCATTTAGTTCAATCATCAATTGGTTCCGGTTCTTGTTCAACTACCAGATCTTCGGTTAAAGAAGAGCCATACTTGAATTTCTTCTGGGCATAAGCATCTAGTTGTTCAAGAAGTTCTGGGGTGAAATATTCTTCTGGATTTGCATAAATGACGTTTTTGCCAATCTTTTTACCGTTGATCTCATAACGGTTGCCGACCCTGGGAATTATACCAGATTCCTCACCGATGTCCAAAAGTCCGTAGTAACGGTCGAGTCCGCGATGATCATAGTATAAACGTACTGATACTTCTTGATTCTCTCTACTTAAACGAGACTTAAATGTTTTGGCCTTAATAATACTACCAACGATTTCGGTTCCGTCTTTTTCTTTAGATTTGGTTAATTCAACAATTGTAGAAGCCGAATATTGCATTCCAGAACCAGAACTTTGAACAAATGCCGGACCATAACCTCCCACATTTGCATAAATGTGATTGGTCACAATCATTGGAATGTTTGCCTTACCAAGTTTAAGTGTAAGCATTCTAAACGCCGCCTTTGTAAGTTGGGCTCTTGTCATATCACGTTTTTCTTCACCAGCAAGGGTATCATTAATCTCCTTATTAGTCGAAAGCATCCCAAGAGAATCAAGAACAAACATACATGATCTTCTTTCTTCCTCTGGCTTCTTCATATAAATGTCAACCGCCTTAAGAGCCTTAGTTCTAAATTCTTCCACAGTAACCACGTTTAAAACTACTACCCTTGAAAGGTCAATTCCCTTTTCCGATAGCATTTTTCTAGTAACGGCAGCCTCAGTGTCAAAATAAAGACAATATCCTTCTGGATTCATTTCTAAGTAATTCTTGACTACAGCAAGAGAGAAGAAAGTTTTTCCCGATGCGTTCGCCCCAGAAAATGTAGTAATTTTATTACCAGAAACTCCCCCGAAAAGAGAACCACTGACAAGGGCATTAAGCATAAATGACCCAGTATCTACATAAATTTCGTCTTCACTAATATCTTCGGCTAGTTGAGCATATTCTGAGCCGACTTCCTTAATAAGATTTTCTAAAAATTCCATAAGTTTTAAATGAAAAATTGATCGAGTGTAATTGTTTCTTCTGTTTTCCAACCAATAATATCCAATATTGCCCTTAACGGTTGCACAAAAGTTTTATCAAACTGGGTCTCATAATCCACGTAAGCATGTAGACCGAATTCTTTTGGTAGAGTCTGTATAAATCCAATCACATTTTCCATGATCGGATTGGGCATCTTCAAGTAGCAATATTTTATCTTTTCGCCGTTGGATATAAAGTTGTATTTGTTCTCCAGGCCATGTTTTTTGAGGCTGTTGTTGTATAGGATGGAACCTCGTACATGGATAGGTGTTCCCTTTTTATATAGGGAGGTTGTTGACGAAAATTTGGTCACGTCTGATACACCTTTTGGAAATGCCACTTCTTCTGGGTCAAGTTTGAAGAATTCTTTCTTCGTTTCCTCAACAAAGTTAATCATGTCCTCTTCGGTATAATTCATAAGAACCTTAAAAGCCGCATTGAGTTTGTTTCTACAAAATGCCGGAGTAGAAGACTTGACCGCCTCAATCCCAGTAACAGAAATCTTTGGCTCAGAATACCTTACCCCCTCATTATCCCAAACATTAATAATGTAATGCTTTTTGCCTGTAATAAGAAACTTATCGGCAATTTTTTCTCTCTTCATGTGTAGCTTGTTTTTATAAGCATGAAGATAATTGGCTAGTTCAGTATAAGACTCATTGATGTATTCCTGGATCTGATTAGAAAAAATCTTGTCTAAAAAATTCACGATGTCTGATGTGGGTGGCATTTTATTACTATAAATTTTTTCTATAAGTGGAGTTAAGTTCAGAAAAGCGGAATCAGTATCGCAATAAATTACATAATTTATATCATTTGTTTTTAAAATTTTATTAAAATATTCATTAAATTTTCGTTCAATCCAACGAATTGCTAACTGACCAGTATACGTCACAGCCTCGGCATTTCTTAAATCATAAAATCTAAAATAAGGATTTCCAGTCGCACCATAACAAGAATTTAAACAAACTTTAATGGATTTTTCCTTTATACTATAAGTTGAAATTTTTGTTTTAACAGCGCCATCATGAGTCTCTTCATACTCTCGTTCAAGCTCTTTCATTTTATCCTTATAAAATTTTCTTTTTTCAAACATATTTTCAAGGAGTTCGGGTAAAAATCCCATTTTACTCTTGTTGTATAAGACTCCATTTGGAGTAATTGTTATTGGATATTTTTTTAAACAATCTGTATCAATATTGCGGGACAATACTTTATCAATAGTTATTTCAGTTGTTATTTTTTGAATTTTTTTTAATGCATTCAATTCCTCTTCAATTTCAAAAGTAGACATCGTATTAACATTTTTCCACATATCCATCATAAAATTTTTGTACCCTTTTTTAAATTTTCTGTTTTGGTAAGTATTTGGAGATTGTCTTGATGATGCTTCCCTCCTTTACATATCGGTATAATATGATCAACATCATATTGAATTCCAGTTTCTTTAGTCATTCTCCTTGCAGTGGCATAAATTTCTCTTATTGCTTCTTTGTCAGCGGTGGGATCATAGGCTTCTTGCATTCTTGCACGTCTTTTAGCAGCCAAGACGGCTCTAGTCAATGCTCTATGCTCCTCCCCAAGAGTCCGCGATAATGCAGAACACTCACGCGAGCAATTTTTTGGTATATATTTACTATTGCGAGCCCGAAAAGACTGTACTTCAAATTGTTTACCGCAAGTCTTACAGTAAACTATCCCCTTCTTTTTTTTATTATCATTCTCTAATTTTTTCGGTTTTTGTAAACCATACTTTCGTATTTTTATTTTTATACATGGATCGGAGCAGCCAAAATAAGTGGCGCATTGGGCTCTAGTCATATTCTGCACAATGTAAACATCATATAATTCTTCTCTTGAAATATAAATTTCTTTTGGCATCGACGTACTTGTAAATAAAAATTTATTTAGCTCCTAGTCTTCAACTCCTTTTCTAACTCTAAAATTCTAGAGTTTATTTGAGAATTCTCTATAAGAGAATCTGGTGAAATTGTGTGCTGCATCATAATATGCGGATAAAGTGACGTAAGGTCAAGAGTCACCGTCCAGCCATAAAGACCCGGAATTGGTTCTTTTACATAAGCACCCGCAAACTTTTCTGACTTATTTGATTGCTTTTTAAGTGGAATGGCAATCTTTCTTTTATTGAGGTAATTGAAGATAATATTATCCCACATTCGGACCTGATAAAAAACGTCCTCATAATTAGACTTTGATTGATAAGCAAGATCAATCGCCATATTAATCAGTTGAAGTTTTTCTTCTAGTCGATCAACAAGTTCTACGTCGATCTTATTATATTTGACGTAAGTATCCCAACCATAAGTATAAAAGTCCTTAAAGGTCTCATACTGAGAGTGATCCAGTTTATTCTGACCTAGTTCATTATAGGCAATTGTATCCAGTCTATAATTTTCTGGGTTTTTGAATGAATACTTTTTATAAAGCTCCATGTAGTCAAGAAGACTTACCCCATAAATTTCGTATTGGGTTTCTGTTCTGTTGTTCTTTTGGATCTGACGATCACGGATGAATTTCCAAGGAGAAAGCCTTTTTGCATCGGCAGTCCCGAGGACTCTTTTGATTCGGTTGATTATGTATGGGATATCGTAGCCATTTGTGTTCCATCCGGTTACAACATCCGGGTAATTAGACTCCCAGAAGGTCAAGAACTTATTAAGAAGATCAACCTCATTGGCACATTCTTGATAAACATAATTATCCATTACCTCAGAAAAAGGCCGACTTCCCCAGGTATAGATTTTTTTGGTTGAATAATCCTGAATAGTAATCAGAAGAATTTCTTCTTGGGCAATATCCGGTTCAGGGAATCCTCCAAGTTCGGCGGCAGTTTCAATATCAAGTGTATAAAGCCTGATTTTATTGATATTAAAATCTTCAATCTCTTCTGGATACTTTTCGGAAAGGTACTGATAAATCGCAGTTTCATGACCATAGACAGAAATTCCGCCAACGTCTTTGTACTTTTCAAGCCATTCCCTACATTCATACATTGATCCGGGGTTGATCGCGGCAACGTTTTTTCCATCCAATGTTTTCCAATTGGATTCTTTGTTAGAGGAAATATAAAAAGTGGGTCTGAAGGCTACCTTGTCTTGAAAGGGTACTCCTTCATTATCATAACCTCGTTCATAAACATAGCTTCCAATTTGTTTAACACTTGTATAAAACATTACTTAATAAGTTCTTGATATTTTTCAAGTAGTGGAGAATTTGGATCAGCAATAGTCAGGAATTTATCCGAATGCATCATAAAAGTATTTTGTGTAGAGTAATTTATCAACCAGGGTTCTAAAAAGTCACCTTTAATCTCAAAAGGTTCAATGATCTTACAGTCTGGTTGTCCAATATCTTCTGGGACAACTTCCATAATCTGAGAAATAAGAATCAGAGAATTTGGAAATAAAATTAGTTTAATGTTCATGAAAAAGAGGGCCTCTGTGGACCCTCGTATTATAGCACCTCTTGGGCTTTTGTCAAGAGGTCTTGTTGCGCCGACGTTATGGGGTGGGTAGCCAGAAGTATTTATATCTAATGTATTAAATTACTACAAGAGGGATCCAGTTTATTATGTAATAAGTGGTGATTACCGTACTTGAGGAGTCTCCTTTTTTTTACCCAAAGAATATTTTTCAACCAAATTCCAGTTCGTTTTATCCGCAAAAGAAATAATTTTTATCTGGTTTAATGGCGCTCGATCCTCCACCTGTGCAGGGTTTTTGATTTTTACAAGACCCCACTGCTCCAAAAGCGCCGAAATCGTGTGAAGCCTTTCCAAATCGTTTACAGTGATTGTGGCCTGACGATTATCCAGTGCAAACCCAAATTTATAATGAATAATATAATATTTCGCAGATTTATATAAAATATGTGCCGTCTGAAAAAGCTCTTTCTTATACCTAGAAGCCACCCCAATTCGGGTTAGTGTTTCTTTTGCAAGTAGAAAAGAATCTGGAGTTTCCAGTTCTACTTCTACCATAAGGTCTGGACTCCAACGCACATATTGTCCATCCATTTCATAATTAGCCATAAAAATTCCTCAAAATAAAGTAATTATCAATTATTTAGTTTTAACGTAATGCAACTCTCGCCTGTCTTGCTCTCCGTTCCGGATCAGTTGTCGAATCTACATCCATTCTTCCCGGCTTAAGGGCCGCTTTTTTTTGTGGAGTCATCACCATTCCAGA